GTTCTAAATGTAAAAGTTCTAAATGTAAAGGGAAACATAGGAAAACTAATAAACACAAAAAAAATATGAAAACAAAGAAACATAGGAAAAGACATCGTTATTAATGTATAAACGCTTAAAATATGAAAATAAATATATTTATTAATATTATAGATTATGCCAAAAATGAATAATTATTTAAATTTAATATATGTGAATTTAGGTTTTTTGTCACAAATTATAGTTATGATGTATTTTAGGTCTGTTTTAGAAATTAGACAAAATTGGCCCATTTATAGATGTAACCCGCCTTATTGGTTTTTTTCGGAAAATATATCTGAAGATTTTACATATTGTGTTCAAAATACGCAAATGAATATGATGGGATTTTTACTACAACCGTTAAATTTTATGGTTCAATCACTAACATCAATTGGTGGACAATTTGGCGATTCAATAGATAATATCCGACGTGTATTTAATTCGATACGAGGATTTGTATCAGAAATTATTGAAAATGTATTTGCTGTGTTTTTAAATTTAATAATCCATATGAATAAATTATTTATTAGTATTAAAGATTCGGTTGGGAAAATGATTGGTATTACTGTTAGTATAATGTATGTTTTAGACGGTTCAATTAAAACAATGAATAGTGCATGGGCGGGTCCATCAGGGCAATTAGTTAGAGCAATAGGTTCTTGTTTCCATCCAGATACAATGATAACTCTTGCAAATGGAGAAAGAGTTAAAATGGAAGAAGCCCCTTTAGGAGCTGAATTAGAGGGAGGGGGTAAAATATTTGCTGTATTAAAAGTGGATAATGCAAAGAAAGAAGCATTATATAAAATAAAAAGTGAAAGTCAAGATATATATGTAACTGGAGAACATTTTGTGTTTGATAATAATAAATGGGTTCAAGTTAAGGATTATAAAAATGCAGAAATACAAAATAATTTTGTCATAGACTATTTCTCGTGTTTAATAACAACCAACAGACGTATTAAAATTGATAATATATTATTTTGGGATTGGGAAGATGATGAACTAACAATGAACTAACATAATAAAATTAAAATTAAAATTAAAGAAAACATCCTTATTATTATTATCCATTTATATTATATGAATAATAATATTGACCTAACAAATACAAATACAAATATGAATAAAACGATTGTTTTTATAAATGAAACATATGATAATTTATCATATTTTGACTTATATGGTAATTCTGTAATAATATTTATTCTTCTAACATTATTTGTATTTATGGTTTTTTCATATTGTAAAGTGATTCAAAGCAAAGAAACAATTGAAGATGATTGGATAAATCAACGTTGTAAACCACAAAATATATTGTTTGCAGGTTTAATTACAGGACCAGAAGATACAACCGCATTTCAATATACTAATGAGAATTTCCAATTTTGTATTCAAGATATACTAAAAAATATTACGGGATATGCACTTAAACCTTTTGAATTTATGATAAGTTCATTAGTGAAAATTTTTACCGAATTTGCGAATTCATTACAAAATATTAGAGAATCAGTTGATCGAATAAGAAACAATTTCAGAGAATTTGCTGAAAATGTTTTGGGCAGAGTGTTGAATGTTATGATAATTATACAAAAAATCTTTGTTGCTTTAATGGATTCATTCCAAAAAATACAAGGTGTTATGACTTCTGGTCTATACACAATGTTAGGTTCTTATTATACATTACAATCATTAATGGGTGCTATTCTGGAATTATTTATTAAAATGTTAATTATATTGGTTATAATTATTGTAGGATTATGGGTTATGCCCTTTACTTGGCCGGCCGCATCAGCTATGAGCGCTGTATTTTTAGCAATATCGATACCTTTATCAATAATTATTTACTTTATGACAGAAGTATTACATATTAAAGCATCCTCTATGCCTAAATTAAGATGTTTTGATGAATATACATTAATAACACTCGAAAATAAAGACAAAATTCACATCAAAAATATAAATGTGGGTGATAAGTTATCCAATGGAAGTTATGTCACCGCAAAAATAAAGGTTACATCTGCGAATCTCAAAATATACCAATTAGCAAACATTATTGTTAGTGAAAGTCATTTAGTTAAATATAATGATAAATGGATAAGAGTTGCAGAACATCCTGATGTAAAAGAAATAAATTATAATAAAGAATTTCTATATTGTTTAAATACAAGCGATAAAATAATGGAAATAGATGGATTTGTATTTAGTGATTGGGATGAAATTATAGAAGACAAATTAAGTATTTTAAATAAATACAATAAAAATATTACAACTGTAGAAAACATACACGAATTATTAGATGATGGTTTTGAAGAGAATACAATAGTTATGAATAAAAAAATCAAGGAAATTAATATTGGTGATATTTTAGAAAATGGTGCTTTTGTTTATGGCATTGTTGAAGTTGAAACTAACAAATTAAGGAAAAATATAAATAGGAATGGATCCAATAAAAATGGATCCAATAAATTATATCATTTATTAACAACTGATGGTAATTTAATAATAAATAATAAAAATGTAAAAGATTACAATAATCTCATTGATAAATTTATTATCTAAAGAATATGTATAATATGGATATTTCTATTGGTTCATATAAAGTGCGTGTAGAAATTTTGGTCGCAATTGTAATTGTATATTGGGTTATGTTTGGACATTTATTGTGTGGTTGTTCTAAAGTAGGATTATTTGAAGGAATGGCAATGATAAAAGATGGAATGAGAAATCCTGTAGTAGCTAGAAGAAATTATCGTTATAATAATAATACAACTGAAGGGTTTACTGGAGCAAATGATTCATCTATGGGTCCAGAATTTGCAAATATTGATGCACCAAAATATATTATGAACCCATCTACTTGGGCTATGCCTACATTAACTTATAGTCCCGGAACTACACCTGATGCTGGGGTTAAAGCAATTTGGGATAGACCCAAACAACCAATTCCTCCACCAGAAGGACAATTGAATTTTTTTGCCACTACTGAATTTAAACCAGAGTGTTGCCCCAATACATTTTCCAGTAGTACCGGTTGCGCATGTATGACGGTTGATCAATATAAATTTTTACGCAAGAGGGGGGGGAATAACGTTCCATTTTCGGACTATTAATCTCTTTAAGTAGTTTTAAAATATATTATCTCTTAGTTATTTCACATTTAACGCAATAGCATATTAATTGTGATCTATCCGGATCAATATCGATAAGATCGGTTGTCCATTCGTGTTCACATTTATTGTTGATTTGAAATTTAAAAAATGTTTTTAATGTCTCTAAATTATTTATCAAATTATCGTATTCTTCTAGATTATTATATGTATTTAAATATGTTTTAAATAATTCATAATCACAATTCACCTCGAAATAATTATGATCAATATTTTTAATATCATTCACAATTTTGGTTAGTCTTAATTTAGATGTTTTTATGTTTTCTATATTGGTTGTTACATCATTATACATATTCAGAATTATATCAATTTCAGTGTTCATTTGTTAGTTTATAATAAATATACTAACAAATATTTATATCATTTTTATATATTTAAATTACATAAAAGAAAATATTGGTCTTTTATTTGTAATATTGTTTCTAGCAATTTGTCGCAACATTGTATAATTAACTGTAGTTAATCTTCCAAAAGAGCTTAGAGAGTTTGGGACTCCCCTATTATAAAATATTACACTTGATGTAACTTTTCCATTACTAAGTTTTGTCATTATTATAAATATAAAATATAAAAAAAAATAACATATTATAAATTAGCGATATACTGATATAAATTTTGAAATGCTTTTGGAAAAAAATGGACTATTAAATGTTGGTCTCGCGGGTTGAAATATAGCATAATTTCCTGACGCAACTTTCCCAAAATCCGTAAAAGTTTTTGGAACACCTCGATAATAAAAAATAGCACTTGTTTTTACTGATCCCATAATATAGTATATTATAATTTTTCTAAATATAATTTAATTTGATAACAAGAATTTGTTTCTTTGTCAAGTGTGTTTTTAAAATAATCTTCATAATCATCCTCAAATTTATCCGCATCTTCCTCTCCATCTTTATTAAAATCATAATTGTCCTTATATTTATTATAATAAAGCAAACGTGATATGTCATAAATAATTCTTATTAATATTTCTTTTGATTCATTATCTTTTACAAAATCATAATTATTTTGTTTAATTTTAGTTATGATTTTACAACCTACATCAACTTCATACCAATTAGTTAACATACCAGAATAATCATTCCAAATTTGTATAAAAGTGTTAAAATGTTCTTCCATAATATAATTATAATATAATATAACAACGTATTTTTAAGTCAATTTTTTATTCCATTTATGAATACAACATATACAAAGATGAACTCAAACTATTGTCGGATTTTTTAATCAATTTATCAACAATATTTTTTGTAACTGTAAATGGAAATTGCACTTTTAACGACATATCTTCTTCAAATAAATTGGTTTCTGGTTTCATTAATCGATACAAATTTAATTTAGTATATATTATTTCTAAACATCTTTTCAGATTTCTAACACCGTCTTCTTTATTACATGTATGTTCAATAATATAATGTAACGTTTCGTTTGGAATAATAATATCTTCACAAGTAAACTTAACTTGTTCTCTAATTTTTGGTAATAAATAATTATCAGCAATAACCGTCTTTTGTTTTTGATTATAACCCTTTGTTTGAATACGATACATTCTGTCCTTAAGAATTGAATTTACTTTGCTTTCATCATTATAACTAAATATAAATAAACATTTACTTAAATCAAAATCAATTTCGGTAAAATATTTGTCGTGAAATTGACTATTTTGAGATGTATCTGTTAAATGAGTTAATATACCAGCTATTTCTTCACCTTTTGGTGTATCGCTAATTTTATCTAATTCATCAAAGTAAATGACTGGATTCATACATTTACTATCAATTAATATTTGAACTATTTTTCCCCAAGTTGAACCCTCATATGTATATCCGTGTCCCTCTAGAAAACTACTATCGGTTGCGCCTCCTAACGCAATAAATGCGAATGGTCTATTTAAAATCTTACTAATACCTTCCTTAACTAAACTGGTCTTGCCAGTTCCGGGAGGACCGTGAATTGCAATGGCTGACCCGATTGATTTAGGATTTGTTACTAATTGACCTAACATTTGCATAATTTGCATTTTAGCATCGTTCAAACCATAAACTGCTTCATCGAGAGTTTTTTGCGCTCTCTCCATAAAATCGTGACATTTATCTATTCCATCTGTTATTGATAATGGTAATGTTTCAAATTTTCCAAATGGAATTCGCATAAATGTATCAACCCAATTTTTAATTTTATAATATTCGCCTGTTCCTGGCTCCATATAACGAAGAGAACTAATTTTTTTCATTGCGGCACTTTTAAATATGATTGGTATATCAGATTCAAGCAAAGTTAAACGATATGGTTTTTCAACTCTTATTAATTTATTAATTTCACGTAATTCCTTAATGATTCTTTTTTGATGCTCTGTATCAAGTTTTTCGTAAAAATCAAAATCATTCATAGTATTTTTGTCACGAAGAATTTTTCCAAATATGCGAGCATTTCTAGCCTTTTCTTTTTTAATTTTTTTCTCCTTCTTTTTATTTTCTTTTTTAATATTTGTTTCATAAAATTCTATACACTTATTCATAAGTTTATCATTAGGAGTTTTGCATTGAAGTTCTTTTAACTGACTTAAAATATTTGTATTATTTGTTTCGAGAGGAATCGATTTTTCACAATTGTTAGTATCTTCTTTTTCCTCTTCTCCTTTTTCATTATTTTTTTCATTTTTATCTTCTTTATCCTTATCTTTTTCCTTTTCCTTTTCTTTAACCTTTTTACAAACTCTTTTAAATTGTTTTCTCTTTTTGGGTTTATATTCTTCGTCTGAATCTTCTAAATCTTCTTCATCATCAACCTCTGATTCGTTTTCTGAATCAGAACTAATTAAATCATCTTCATTTTCGGTATTAGACCCAGAACCAGAACAGGTTTCCCAATCTTCTTCATCTTCGAAACTATACTCATCATCATCGTCTTCATAATAATTTTTACCTTTGTTTTTACCTTTACTTCCAATTGTAAATATTATATTAAATTTTGAACCTTTAGGACTTTTTTCTTCAACAAATTCCTCTTCTTCATCTTCATCTTCATCTTCATCTTCCTCATTATCACTTTCTTCCTTTTTCTTCTTCTTTTTTTCTTTTTTTTGTTTAACAAGTTTCTTATTTGATTTCTTTGGTTTAACTTCTTCTACTTCCTCTTCCTCATCCTCCTCTTCATCATCTTCTTCCTCTTCTATATATTTTTTAATCCGTTCACCTGCTTTTATTTTATTATCTAAATGTTTTGATGGAAATATATCTTTAAGAAATTTGCGATATTCCTGAACATCCATTTCTTCTTCTTCTTCATCATCTGAGTATATCGATTCGTCGTCGGATGATTCAACAATTTTCTTTTTTTGTTTGACATCTTCGCACTTTTTTTTGTTTTTGTTAGTTTCATTCTTAGTCATTTTAGTTTTACTATCGCGTGACATTATATATTATAGTTTATGTAGTTTTATTTCTAAGTTGATTCAATTTTTTATTTAATTATTAATTAAATGCTTAATTATTAAAATACTTAAAAACATAGATAAATATACGAAATTTTTAATATTTTTTAAAAAAATATTTATTAAAATCAATTTTAAATATAATAAAAAATTGAATTAAAACAATCTAAATATAAATAGTTATATATAGTAAGAATGTCAAAGAATTCAGCAAATATGAAAAATATGAATAGTTCAAAAATTATTGGTATTCAATTTAGTATATTGTCTCCCGAAGAAATACGTAAAGGTTCTGTCGCGGAGATAACTAGCAAGGAAGCATATATTAATAACAAACCAGTTATAAATGGATTATTCGATCCCAGAATGGGTGTTTTAGAGCCGGGGCTTATTTGTCCAACAGATGGGTTAGACTATATGCAAACCCCCGGTTATGCTGGTCATATTGAATTAGCCTGTCCAGTATTTTATATTCAATATTTAAGCACAATTCAGAAAATATTACGTTGTGCCTGCTTCAAATGCAGTAAATTATTAATATCAAAAAAGAAATACAAACAAGCTCTCAAAATGCAAAATCAAGCTAGATGGAAATATGTATTTGAATTATGTAAAGGTATAAAACGTTGTGGTGAAGATTCGGAAGACGGTTGTGGATGTCTTCAACCTAAAAAAATAAAAAAAGAGGGTATGTCATCTTTGTTTGCAGAATGGACAAATACATCAGAAGGCGAAGATAATATAATTATTCCATTAACCCCGGATCTTGTACTGAAAATATTCAAGAGAATATCAGATGAAGATGTAACTTTTATGGGATTTAGTCCATTATGGTCTCGACCAGATTGGATGATTTGTCAAGTATTATCGGTTCCTCCTCCAGCTGTAAGACCGTCCGTTAAACACGATGCTCAACAACGTTCTGAAGATGATTTAACCCATATATTGGTAAATATTATAAAATGTAATAAAACATTACAAGAAAAAATACAAAATAATGCTCCAGAAAATATAGTGAATGATTGGGCTATCGTTTTACAATATCACGTTGCGTCAATGGTTGATAATAAATTACCCGGGGCTAGTCCTGCGGCTCAAAGATCAGGAAGACCATTTAAATCAATTAAGGACCGTTTAAATGGAAAGGGTGGCCGTATGAGAGGTAATTTAATGGCAAAACGCGTTGACTTTAGTGCTCGTTCAGTTATTACTGCTGATCCCAATATTTCAATTAGAGAACTTGGTATTCCTATGAAAATTGCGAAAAATATCACAAAACCAGTTATAGTTAATAGAGTTAATAGAGCTTTCTTAACCAAATTAGTTCAAAATGGACCTGATATTTGGCCTGGAGCTAAAATTCTTGAACGAAAAAATGGTCAAAATATTACATTAAGATATTTAGATAGAAATAGTATTATTTTAGAGGATGGAGATACTGTTCATCGTCATATGATGGACGGTGATGCTATCCTATTTAATCGTCAACCCACATTACATAGAATGTCTATGATGTGTCATATTGCTAAAATTATGAAGCAAGGTGATACTTTTAGAATGAACGTAGCCGATAAACTTTGTGTTGGCAAAAGAGAGCATTAAAAATGTTTTACTCTCTAGTGAATAAATAAATATTGAGGCAAAATGATATAGATATAATTTTAAATATAATATAAATGGAAGTAACGGATACAAACCTTGTTGAAAAATGTTGTTCAAAATGCGGCATACATAAAAATACTGAATTATTCATTCCAAAACGCAATATATGTAAGGAATGTAGAAATAATAAAAGTAGAGAAAAATATAAGGCATTAAAAATAAATGGCGAATTAGACAAAAAATGTAACATTTGTAATATCGTAAAATTACTACCGTTGTTTGTTAAAAATAGAAATATTTGTGTTGACTGTAATAATCTTAAAAGAAGGATAAAGTATCAAATAGACGATGAACATCGTATTAAATTGATACAAAAATCTACAGAATTTAAACAAAAAAGGATTATCGCAAAACATCAACAAAAAATAGCAGAATTAGGAATTGACAATAAACAATGTAGTTGTTGCGATGTTATAAAACATAAAACACATTTTCGTCATAATCGTTTGAAATGTAAAGATTGTGAACGAGATGAACCAATAGAAAAATTAAAAAGAGTTATTCGTTCAAGAATTATTAGTGCTTTAAAAAATAAAAATAAACACTCAGTTGAATATTTAGGTTGTAATATACCTGATTATTTAAATTGGTTATTAAATAATGATTCTAGATACATTCTTGAAAATCGTGGCACGGAATGGCATATTGACCATGTAATTCCTTTATCCCGGTTTAACTTAGAAAACGAAGAACAACAATTAATTGCGTTTAATTGGAGAAATACAATGCCTTTATCTTGTGAAGAAAATTTAAAAAAAAATAATAAAATAATTAAATCACAAATTGAACAACATTATAAAAAATTAGTAGAATATCATTTAGAAAACAAACTTGATTTGCCTCAAGTATATATTAATTTATTTGCGAAACACCTTGTTGCGGGAAGTCCCTAAAGACGAAACTGTCTAAAAAATAGTTGAACCACTACCAAATTTGATCGGGAAACCTTTCGAATGGCCGAGATATAGAACTCGGGTATGGTAAAAATGTGGCGTATGTACAATGGGTAATCCGCAGTGTTACTTCCTAACCTCGTTATAGTAAGAGTATGGAAGGCATTCAGAGACTGACCCGGTGTTGGTTCACAATGATAGTCTAACTAACTTGAGTGAGCTTAAGATACAGTCCAGCCTTACCAGAAATGGTAAGGGTTTTACTGACAAAACCCTACAATGCTGATTTTGATGGAGATAAAATTCGTCTTGTCTCCAACAGGCGACTGCCAATTAAGATGTAGATAATACTTAATTGGAAAAACAGTGTAATATCTACTGTTTCTAAAATAGGAACAATATAATCGTCTAGTCATTTTAATATAAATAAACAATATAAATATGTCTTGCAATATAATATATAAACAAAATGGAATTATTACACAAAAATGAAGCGCATAAAGTATCAGGTGAAATATATAAAATAACAAATTTAATAACAAATAAAATGTATATTGGACAAACTCGTAGTCATTATTTGAATAGAGAAAAATATAGACCGTTTGGTTTTATGGGAAGATTTAAAAGTCATATATGTGAATCTAAAAGAAATGGTGGTGGTTCATGTAAATTTTTAAATAGTGGGTTTAATAAATATGGAATAGAAAATTTTGTATGTGAATTAATTACTACTTGTAATATTGATGAGTTGGATTTTTACGAAATCAAATACATTAGTGAATTAAATACAAAATATCCAAATGGTTATAACCTAACAAATGGAGGTCAAAAATGTGGTTTTCAAAAAGGCAAAAAAATTATATTAGAAGAGGTTGTTAAACCTAATACTAATATGTTAACAAACGTTAATTTGAAAAGAAGCGAAAAGACCAAACAATTAATTTCCCAACGATTAAAAGAATATAAAAAAGATGAAGAAATTAGAAAAAATGAAATGATACGAGTTCAACAAATACATTATGTTAATAAATTTGAAAAATATAAAAATATTATTATTGAAAGTGATAATATTGATAAATATATTTCAGTAATAAAAAACAATACTCTTAATTATGAATATATTAGAGTAACCTTTGGAAAAATGCGCACTACTTTTGTAGGAAAATATGAAACAATTGATAACATAAAATTAAGAGCAAGACAATTTATATTAGATATATTAGAATGGCAACGCATCCAAACTGCTGGAAATTCCTGAGAGCCTTTCACTACCACTCATTTTTGGAAACGATTATGAGGAACTCGGTTAATTGCCGAACCCAATGGTAAAAACGTGAAGGATTGGATAATCAGCAACCAAGCCCCTAACCTCGCTATGATAGAGTATGGGGACGGCTCAGAGACTAGATGTTTGCGGGTTTCAAATGAAGGTCTAATCAACCCGATGAAGCACAAGGTATAGTCCAACCTTACCAGAAATGGTAAGAAATTTCCTAACAAAGGAGATGAATCTTCATATGCCCCAAGACCAAGAGTCTGAATCCGAATTAATCAATTTAGCAGCAGTCCCTTATCAAATTATTAGTCCAGCAAATAATTCTGCTATTATTGGTATTTATCAAGATTCGATGCTTGGTTCTTATAGATTTACAAGAGAAAATATAGATTTTACACAAAAAGATGCGATGAATTTATTAATGATGTTTAATCGTATCAACCCAACAAATTTAAAGAAAAAAATAAATGAACGTGTATCCAATTTTGAAATATTATCACAAATAATGCCACCCTTGACGATAAAAGTGAAGAATAAACAATTTGAAAATGATGATAAACCAAATTACGAAACATCCAATAATATTGTTGAAATAATAAACGGAAAGTATATTCGTGGTCAAATGGATAAAGGTATTCTCGGGTCTGGAACAAAAGGACTTCTTCATAGAGTTTGTAATGATTTTGGAAATATGGCATCGTCACAATTTATTGATGATTTACAGAATATTATAACTGAATATATGAAACAAAGTGCATTTAGTGTAGGAATTAGCGACCTGATAACGGATGATAAAACGAATGAAAAAATTATCTCTATTATTACTGATAAGAAAACAGATGTAAAAAATTTAATTGATCAAGTTAAAATTGGTGTTTTTGAAAACAATTCCGGAAAAACAAATGAAGAAGAATTTGAGACAAAAGTGAATAACATTCTTAGTAAAGCTCAAAACGAAGCAGGTAGAGAAGCATTAAAAAGTTTAAGCAAAGATAATCGTTTTGTGGTTATGTTTAATGCGGGTTCAAAAGGGTCAGAGATTAATATTCAACAAATGACCGCTTGTTTGGGACAGCAAAATGTTGATGGTAAACGTATTCCATACGGATTTGAACATAGAACGCTTCCTCATTATACTAAATACGATGATTCTTCCATTGCTCGTGGTTTTGTTGAAAGTTCATATATTGATGGATTATCCCCTCAAGAATTATTCTTTCACGCTATGGGTGGTCGTATTGGTTTAATTGATACTGCAGTTAAAACATCTACCACTGGTTATATCCAAAGACGATTAATCAAAGGTCTTGAAGACCTAATGGTAAATTATGATATGACAATTCGAACTAATAAAAATAAAGTGGTTCAGTTCTCTTACGGGGAAGATTCTATTGATACAGTAAAAGTAGAAAATCAAGATTTACCTATTGTTGATATGAGCATTCAAGATATTTATGCTCATTTTGCTATTATTGATGACAAAACTAAATCAAAAGCTCTTTCAGGAATGTTTATTAAATCAGCCTATACTCGTCAGAAGAAACAAACAGGTGATTTAAATAATTTATGTAAATATTATATTGATTTTATGATTGAGAATCGTAATAAAATTGTAAAAAATATATTCAATTATAAATCAGATAGAGTAGTTAGAGTTCCAGTTGCGTTTGCTTATATAATTCAAAATATTATCGGACAACAAGGAATTAATAAAAATTCATTAGTTGATATCACGATGTTAGAAGCGTTTGAAATGATTGAAAAAGTATTCGAACAATTATTGTTAATAACATTTGCTCGACCAACTGAATTATTTAAAGTGTTATATTTCTATTATTTATCTCCCAAAGACTTGTTACTTAATAAGAGATTTAATAAAAAGGCACTTGAGATATTATTACAAACGATTATTCTCACATATAAACGTTCTATTGTTGCACCTGGAGAAATGGTTGGTATGATCGCGGCACAAAGTATTGGCGAGCCGACAACTCAGATGTCGGTGAATTATTGTGAGCATATTAGGTGTGTAAAAATTAATAAAATTTCAAAAAACATTTCTATGGTCACAGGACCTATAGGAAAAATGTGCGATGACCTGATAGATGAAAATCCACAATATACATTCAATACTGGACACGTGAATAGTGTAGAAACTTTATTGGAAGCACTAGATGATGAATATTATATTGTGGGTGTTGATACTCAAGAACAAACCCATTGGAATAAAATATCACACGTAAGTCGTCACCCTATAAATGGAGATTTAGTCAAAATTACCACAAAAAGCGGACGTTCAACTACGACAACATTAAGTCATTCACATTTAATTCGTGATGAACAAACACAACAAGTTGTTCCTATTAAAGGTTCAGATCTGGTTGAAGGAATGAGAATCCCTGTTGCGAAATATATTGAAAATACATTTGTTAATGACCAAGTTCTTATTGGTGAAAAAACACAAAAATTAGATCATTTGTTTGGATGGTTTATTGGCGCTTATTTAGCTGAAGGAAATATTAATGGAAATAGTATATGTATTACAAATATATCACAATATTATATTGATAATATTACAAAATTAGCTTTAGAGTTTGGTAAAAATGCTGTAGTTAGAAATTATTTAGGAGAATATGGTCCATCAACTTCCACTAGGTTTAATCACAAAGAACTTGCTAAATTTATTATAGAAACGTGTAACACTGGTTCATTTGTTAAAAGAATTCCTGACTTTGCATTTACATCACCAAATGAATTTAAAGCTGGATTAATTCAAGGTTATATGGACGGTGATGGGAACTTTCAATCTGATGAAAAACATCATCAAATTAGATCGTGTAGCAGAAGTAAAGAACTTTCTTATAATATAGCATTAATATTAAATTATTTTGGAATATTTGCTTCTGTAAAAGAACAAAATGTTAAATCCTGTCCAATGTATAATGTTTCTATTTCAGCAAAGTATTCAAGATTATATCAAGATAATATAGGTTCATTGGTCCATTCAGAAAAATTGATGAACTTAGTTAAATATATTGAGAGAACTGATGCTCATAGTTTATCTGATGATATTGATAAAATTAATGGTCTAGGACAAATTATAGCAAAATGTGGCAAAACCTTAGCATTACCAGGACAAAGCCGTAATTATGGACGTTGGGCTAAAAAGGATACAATTGGTCGTAGAACATTACAAAAATATGTAGAAATATTTGAATCACATTCAAACAGTCATTTAATACAAGATGAATTGCGTATTTTAAATCAAGCAATGAATTCTTCTGTAATTTGGGATGAAATTGTCAATATTGAAATTATTCCAGGAGATGCAAATGAATTTGTATATGATTTTACAGTTCCCGCAAATCAAACTTTTATGTTAGACAGTGGTATTATAGTTCATAACACACTTAATACATTTCATTTTGCCGGGGTTGCTTCTAAATCTAACGTCACTCGTGGTGTGCCAAGAATCGAAGAAATATTGGCTTTATCCGCTTCAATTAAAAATCCATCGCTGACTGTTTATTTAAAAGAAGAAGAGCAAAATGACAAAGACAAGGCAAATACATATCAATATATGTTAGAGCATACAAAATTAGCGGAAATTGTGACAAGTGTGACTATTTGTTTTGATCCAGATGATTTAAATACGTTGATTTCTGAGGATAAATTAACTATGTCACAATACAGAGAATTTGAAAATTTGGTGGATGAGTGTATGGGTCAAGAATTAAATGAAATGCAAACCGAAAAAACTAAGTGGATTATTAGAATGGAAATGGATCCAGAAGTTATGCTTGAGAAAAATATTACGATGGATGATGTCAATTTTGCGTTAAATAATTCTTATAAGGATGAAATTTCATGTATTTACTCAGACTATAATTCGGATAAACTAGTTTTCAGAATTCGTATGAATAATATATTAAAAAATACTTCTGGTAAAAATGGGAAAAAAATTAAAGTGAATCCATTGGATCAATCAGATCAAATATATATATTAAAAAATTTCCAAGATCAACTTTTGGAGGGTATTGTATTAAGAGGGGTTAAAAATATAAATAAAGTTATTCTTAGAAAAATCAAAAACAATCTTACTGAAAAGGGAGGATCATTTATTAAAGATGATATTTGGGTGCTAGATACTATTGGAACAAATTTGTTAACTGTATTAGGATTAGACTACATTGACACAAAAAAAACTATTAGTAATGATATAATAGAAATATTTAATGTTTTAGGAATGGAAGCAGCTAGACAATGTATTTACAATGAATTATCAGAAGTATTGGAGTTTGATGGAGCATATGTAAACGCACATCATATGTCATTACTTTGCGATAGAATGACATTTAGTGGTAAATTAATATCAATCTTTAGACACGGTATTAATAATGATGATATTGGACCAATCGCAAAAGCATCATTTGAGGAAACCCCTGAAATGTTTTTAAGAGCTGCAAGACACGCTGAATTAGATACATTAAGAGGAATATCAGCAAATGTAATGTGTGGTCAAGAAGGATTATTTGGAACTGCTTCTTTCCAAGTTGTTCTTGATATTAATGAAATGATATCTCTTGATGAAAAATATAAGTATGAATACCAAGATAAAGAAGAAATAATTAATGACGCTTTATTTAAAGGTCTTGAAAATCCTACAGATATTTGTAGCAAGCAAAACTTAGAAATACAAACCAATATTAGTAATATAAATATCGAAGATAATGGACAAGATAATGATTATAATCCATTTGCATAATTAAATAAACTTTTATAATATATTAAAATTAACTTTATATAAGTATTTATGAATACTTTTTTTAATATATTACATACAATAAATAACACTAAAATAAAATATTATCCGCATGAACAATTTGTTATTTTAAATAATAACGGAGATAATCAGCACATAATATATTTGATTAATAATATATTTTATAAAGAAAAACAAATTAACAAGACACAAACTAACAAGATACAAGCATTTTCAAGAAATGCGTTTGCCAAATTGAATTCTTTAAATGATGTTTTGAAAAATCCATTTTATAATAATGAACTTAAAGAAACAATATTTAATACCTTTACAAAGGCGCAGAATTGTTATTATGCTTTTTCTCGTTTGGCGTATATTTATAAAATAAAAAAACATAAATATGTTGTAACTGATGATCTAATGACAAATAAATTAGATCCTAATAATAAATTAACCTTTATTTTGGTTGAAAAGAATAACAATTATTTATTTAATATTAATGAATTGGTAACAATTATTGAAACAGCTATTGGGAATTCTCCAAATTTTTTCTCTAGTCCATTAGCCCCGTTAAATCCATATAATAATCAGGAATTTAGTATTGCAACATTATACAATATATATTTTCAAATAAAACATAATCATAGTGTTATTTCTTTATTATTTCATTGTTTTTTTCTTGAAAATTTTAATAAATATTTATTTTCTGAACGACACGAGACAATTATCAGAGAAAATGCTATTAAAAAATATATTTTTAATTCTCCGTATATAGTTTTATATACAAGTGTAATTTATATGTTAGAAGATAATAGATATACGCGAAAATTATTAATACATAACAAGTTTCCAAAAAAACTATTAGTTGATATTTTTAGACCATTTTTATTTCATTATTATATGATTCATTATTACATTAAGAATACATCGAAAATATATATATCTAAATTATTATTACATATTAAATTAAAAAACTTTTATAAATATAATCCATTATTTGGAAGAGTTTATATAAAACTAACAAATCATAATAAAAAAATTATAAAACGTAAATATTTTTTTAATCAAAATTATATATCATTTTATAATATTGACCCGAACTAATAAATTTATACATCATCCTCTTGTATAACTAATTCGTATAATGGTTTGTTTTTTCTTTTTCTTGTGCCTCTTTTACCGGGAGGATTTGTCTTTATTTTTCTCTCTCTTTGTTTTTTGGTTTTTCTTTTAGGTGGTTCTATGTCAATCTCTCCTTCAAGAATTATAGTTTCGTTTATTTTTTTACCTTTTTGTTTTTGCTTGACTTCAATTTCAAATTTTTCTTCTTGTCCCTTTTCTTCTTCTTGTCCCTTTTCTTCTTCTTGTCCCTTTTCTTCTTCTTGTCCCTTTTCTTCTTCTTGTCCCTTTTCTTCTTCTTGTCCCTCAACACTAACAATCTCATAATCAGTCAGTTTTCTAATACCTTTTATTCGTGGTTTGTAATTTGTTGTTATATCCTTTTTAAATTTAGCATCTAAATAAACATCTACGGTAATATATTTATTTATTGCATTTTTAATCTTATCAATACATTTTGGGTCTTTATCAAGCAAATCGATATTTATATTGATATCCTCATCACCATTAACTATTAATTTATATTCAGGTAAAATGTTGGAATTTCTCTTATACATTGCCGGAACCAAAATAAATACATATTCCTTAACATTATCTTCTGTATAACAAACAAATTCGGTAAGGTTAAAACGAGATTCAGGAATATATTTACTTGAAATAAATATGGATGGTATTTTATAATGAACTAACAACAACCATAAATCAAAATTTACCGCAATAAAACCATCCTGCATTATCATTTGTTCAAAAGTTATGGATCCATCTTGTAATTGGTTTGCGTCAAATTGTGCCTCCTCTCTTAAAACATCTATTATTTTATTAATTCTTTTTTTATTTTTAAAACTATCAGTTAAATTACTATAAATTTCCCATAAATCATCTTTTATCTTTTCTACCGTTAAAACATTTTTATGAATTTTTTTTACTAAATCAATTATTAAATACAATGAACAATATTTTGAACCTGTGTATTCAATTACCTTAAAATTACTGGGAAAACATTTTTTCCAAAATCCAGATTTTATTTCATCTTTTATTGTTTTTATACACTCACTATAATGATAAGGATTAATTACATCATCTAATTCTCTTTCTTTATTGTATGCTTGTGATATTATTGGCTCTGCTGTATTATATGTATTATATTTTGCATAACGATTTATTTCAGACGGTATTAAGTTATCGAAAAATTCTTGTGTAAGTAAATCCTGTAATATAATTATCTCGTCATCTCTTAAATTATATTTTACTTGTCCAAATGATAAATACGCCTGCGGTTTAAAAATAAATGATTTTATCCTATTATATCTTATAAGTTCATCTGCCATACGACCATAATAAAAACTTTCATTATCTCTACCATTTACTAGGTTTGTTTTTGGTAATACTAATTGACATTTATCCTTTGTTATCCTGCATATTGAAGTCTTTGATTTGGGATCACCCAAACACTTATCACTTGTTTTTGAAATACACGTATGTAAATCCTTTTCATCGATTTCTTTATAATTATAATCTATTGTTGACTCTGAAGCAAAAATAACAGTATCTTGAACTAAATCTTGTAATAATTCAATCACTTTTTCTAATTTATTTTTATACAAACTATATTTTTTGTTGCATTCATCCTTTATGGTTTTTCTTTTTTCACTGTTTAAATAATCATTAAATAAAATACGTATTGTATTTCTAAATACATTATAAAAATTACTTTCTAATTGTATTCTTTTAATAAAATCTACTCTCTTACTATCAACCGAATTATTTACTAATGTATTTATATCAGCAACTAACATATCATTATTTGTAATTGTTTTTATTGAATCACTCACATTCGATATTGGAATCGGCTCCCGTATTGGAACAAATTGATCTGTGTTAGTTAAAAATCCTGTGATAAGTTCATGTTCAACCACCCTACAAAAATATTTGAGATTATAACATTTTGCACTCGTAATGTCTTTTGGTTCTTCGTAATCATAATATTCCTTTAAAAATTCTAAAGTTTGTTCGTATGGCTTCCAAATATCATCATTCATATATACAAAATCATATGCACATTTATCATTTTCATTTTCATCATCTTCTTCTTCTTCTGACTTCTTTTTACACTTTTTATCTTTTAAATTTGTTAGTGCGGATGGATAACAAGGCACAAATCCTTCTAATTCTTGTTTATTTTTTGTCATTAATCCAATTACCTTACCTTGAAAATTCAACACTTGAAAAGAAATTGTATATTTTTTATGAATTAATTCTTCTATTAATTTATCTAATACTGGAGCTTGTTTAAATCTATATTCTCGTTGACTTGGGAATCGTCGTCCATTATCATCAAATGCTCTGCATTTATCCCCTAAAGTTGGTTTAATTATTTTCGAAAATACCGCACGTAATGTTTTTGGTAATGTTTTATCATATTCTGAAAATGTTTTTGTAATGTTAATTGTTTTTCCATCATTATGATATCCATATATGGGTTCAAAATAATTTTCACGTTTAACTAATATTAAACTGCGCTTTCTTGAATCAAAAATATTTATTGAATAATGATTTGTTGGGCACACCAATTCAATATTGTTAGTTGTATCATTTTCTGGAATTTCCAAAATAATTAAATTTATACCTGCTTCAAAAATATTTTTATTTGGGAGACATATTAAATCCCATAAATAAGTATAATCAATCGTAATTTTATTATCATTTAAAAACTTTTTAAAGGTTTCAAATGCTTGAACCACTCTTATTATAAATTGTTCACTGACGATATTTGAGGTTGTTACCTGTTCCTTGTCTTTTATACTCTTTTTAACCTCTTTTTTTTTCAAAACCGACATCTTTTTATAAAGCTCGGTATTACTATAGGCTTCAATATCGACTGTCAATTCAGGATCCGCAAAACTAGTAATTAAATCACCATTTTGATATTTAATAAAATTATCTAAATCTATTGCGTTTATTATTATTTCCTTCATTTGTTTTATTGTTGGAACATCTGTTTTTGCTTTTGGAAAAAAATTTTGGATTAATAATGTTTTATTATCAGATTTTTGCGCATAAAATATTGCACTAGCTATGCACGCTATAAATGATTGACTAGAACTATCTTCAACACCATGTCTAAGAATACACATATGGTGATGTTTTAAACTCATATTTGTCTTACTTGTTTGACATTCTTCATTAACTTCGTGTAAAAATTTTTGCACAGCAATTGGTAAAAACCCCCAACGATGGTCTCCTAATTGTGGACCATATTTTTCAGGCCCCTTTACGTAATGTTCTATTTCTATAATATCTTTCGCCAACTGATATTCTATTTGTTCTTCCTTTTCAGAAACTTTTTCTGCTTTTTTTTCATCAAATTTTCCTTGACATATATCTCTACGATTTTTTATTTCAGGTGTCTTCCAATTACTATAACAACAAGGAATACATAATCCTGATGGCATTTTCTTTTTATGAAATCCAGGATATTTTCTTTCATTGTCATTATAAAATTGATATACATATTTGTCTTTTGGAACTGTATCACTTGTTCTTGGAATTATCGCATCTTTAACATTTTTTACCTTTGGACCACATTTTCCGTCTAATATATCCTGTTCTGTTACCATTGTGTCTGTTAATAAACACCAATATTTTGGACAAGTGTAATAAAATTTCTTTGAACTATCCTTAGGATCTGTTCCATATTCGATAAAATCAGCTTCCTCATTAATATCATCCGGATGATCCTGTATTATTTTATCTTTTTCCTGTTTTGTTAAGATTACCGGTTGTCTTCTTTCACTTAAACTAAATGGGCACATACGGGTATAAAGATCAATCTTTTCATTCTTTGATTTAACAAATAATTGTGGCATTCTTTCTTCTAAACGAGCTGAAAATGGATTTGGATATTGAAGCTTCATTCCCGTAATATCACGCACTGTATTTTCTAATCGTTCAACTTGCTCTTTAATTTTATTTTTTGGTTTTGTTTTTACTTTTTTATTACGTTTTTTTCCTATTATTTCAAAAATTTCTTCTTCTTCTTCTTTTTCTGCCTTTTCTTCAAGTTCCTTTTCAATATCTTCAATTGATGATATTTTTTTAGGTGTTTCTTCTTTTTCTTCTTCTTCATCTTCTTCATCTTCTTCAGAAGATTCTTGCATTTCTAGAGATAAATCAATTATTTCACGTAATTTACGTAATGTTTCAGCCTTTGGTTCTGTAGTTGAACTTGAATCATCGGTATTATATTCGTCTCCATCTTCGTAATTTTCACCCATAATTTTTTTCGTTCTTTCTTTTATTTGTGCATCAGTCAAACGTTCTTTTTTTTTAAATTTATCTGTTTCATTTTTAATACTTGAATCACTATCACTTTTAGATAATGATTTAACTGATTCCTCTTGCGCTTCTGGCGATGGTAGGGATTTAATCGATTCCTCTTGCGCTTCTGGAGATGATAGAGGTTTAATCGATTCCTCTTGCGCTTCTGGCGATGGTGGAGATTTGGTCGATTCCTCTTGCGCTTCTGGAGATGATAGAGATTTAATCGATTCCTCTTGCGCTTCTGGCGATGATAGAGATTTGATCGGTTCCTCTTGCGCTTCTGGTGATGGTGGAGATTTTAAAGATTCGACTGATTCCTCTTGCGCTTCTGAGGATGAATCAACAGATTCCTCTTGTGCTTCTGGTGATGATAAAGATTTTAGAGATCCAACAGATTCCTCAGGAATTTCCGATGATGAAAAGGATTTATCGGATAAATCTTCTTCACTATCACTCCCTTGACCTCCCTTAATTACTTCATCTTCATCTTCA